TATAAATGTATTAAATCTAAAGCTGAAGTTGAGATGTATCTAGGTGAAAAACACATCACAAAAATTATATTAGAATAATGGCCAAAGCAGATTATCAGGAAATTATAGCGGAATATAAAGAGCAAGTCCGAGTGCTCAAGGAGCAGGTTAATGAACTGACCGATGCCTGTAAGGCTAAAGATTCAGCCTTGAAAAGAGCGCTACAAAAGTTAGAATACACAACAGACGATTTAGATAAATTACAGGAGAAAACTGATGAAACTGACGGAAAACTTTAGCCTTAACGAGCTAACAAAGTCACAAACAGCCGAAAGAAAGGGTATAGATAATACCCCTAGTACCGAGCACCAGGAAAACCTGAAATCGCTCTGTGAGATGATCCTACAGCCAATTAGAGACCATTTTGGACAGGTTGTAAGCGTTTCCAGCGGATATCGCTCTCCAGAACTGTGTGTTGCCATAGGCAGCTCCACACAAAGTCAGCATGCAAAAGGCGAGGCTTCAGATTTCGAAATCTTTGGCGTATCCAATAAAGAATTAGCAGACTACATCGACCAAAACTTAGACTACGATCAACTCATTCTCGAGTACTGGAAAGGCGAAGATGAGCCTAACTCAGGCTGGGTCCACTGCTCCTATACAAACGGCAACAATAGAAAACAATACTTGAGAGCTTATAAAGAAAATGGTAGCACTAAGTATGAGCCTGTTTAAAAGATATAAATTAAAACTCAATCCAGAAGTTACACCGGGTGTATGCCCGCACTGTCATGAAATGTCTGACTTTGTATCCATCGTCAATGACTATTATAAATGTTTAACTTGCGGCACGGATGTCGAGCAAAAAATAAACGGTGTAATTAAATATTTACCTATTGGTAAAGATACTATCATCGACAAAGACTATGGCTAAAAAAAGGCCATTATTTGGCGTATCCAACTACAAGAAACAGACTCCTAAAAAACGCCCTGGAAGGCACGCAAAGTCATATTCTAAGCGCATTCCAAGACGTAAAAAATCCCGTGGTCAAGGTTGACAACTAGCACATAATATCCTACAAATACAACAGAAAGTTATGAACATATTTTTTTTAGATGCAGATCCCAAACATGCAGCACAAATGCAATGCGACAAGCACGTTGTTAAAATGACAGTAGAGACTGCACAAATGTTATCAACCGCAGCTCGTGCTCATGGACATGATGTCGGTTATCTATCAGCTTATCCCAAGCATCCAATGACGTTATGGGTAGGTCAATCACCACACAATTTTGCCTGGACTATTATTCACGGATTAGAATTATGTAAAGAATACACGTTTCGCTACAACAAAACACATGCCACAGAAAAAATTATACATGACCTATATAGTGTCTGCAAAGGTGACTATATGAAAAAAACTGACCCACCTCAATGCATGCCCGACAAATACAAAAGTAAAGATTATATTCAAGCTTATCAAAATTTTTATCTAGGCGAGAAAAAACATTTTGCTAAATATACTAATCGTGAGACACCGGAGTTTATGAAATGACAACACAACAACAAATAGACAACGCAGCTAAAAACTGGGAAAAAACTAGAGAAGAAAGATACAAAGAAGAATGGTACAATCTAATAAGGAAATGGAATGAAGAGTCTCATTATCATACTAAGCATAGGGTTTATAGAAATACCATACGAAAATAAACTAACTTGTGTAGAGCAAGGATCCATGTGGCTAGAGATACACAGCAAGCATCGGGCGACAGGCGACAAGAATCAAGGATTATACACGAGAGACGGGAAACTTGTCTACGGATTTTTCTGTCGTTAAATACTAGATTCTGGATTGCAATGAAAAGCAACAAAAAGTCTTTGTTGTTCAGCTAATTTTCTATCGATTGCTATAAACACATTATAGCCCTCTTTATACCCTGCACTAACACACGCAGTGTGGCTATCATACTCACCAGGAACGGTTATTGGTGGCACTATACAAGAACCATGTATCGCTGAGCACACCCATAATATTAAAAAAAACTTCATTGACAAACTTGTAATTTATGAATAATATCCTATATTGTTATAAAACAATATGGAAAGGAAAATATAACATATGACTGACATAAGTAAATATAAAAACGTTTCTCTATCAAAAGATACTTATTCTAAGATAGATAAATTAAGACGAATCATTACACCCAATACAATAATGAGTCGAAGTCAAACCATTAATATTTTAGTTAATAAAGAAGTTAAAAGACTGAATGGAAAGGTTTCTAATGTTTAAAGTACCCGAAGAAGATCGAAAAATTTTCTTGGAATATTTAGCCAAGAAACCTTATATTGAAGTTGCAGGACTTGTGGCAAGGATTGCAGCCTGGGCTAAAATAGACTCCAAAGAGAAAAATGGAAAAGATAAAACCCAGTAAACTGATTTGTCCTGCCTGTTTAGGTAACGGTTATCGTAAGATTTTTAAAGATGCGACCTCAAATTTAAGGGTAGTTATTGACTGCGAAGCATGCGATAATCAGGGCGAGATTAAAAATGATGAAAAAAATATTTTTGCTATGCGCTATCTTAATAACGTGCTCTAGTTGCAGTGAGTTCGCTCTTCTTGCATCTGGTAGTTCCGTTGTTGTATCACAAAATGCTTATTCTAGAGCCTATAGTGGTATGGATGTGCTAACCATTATGCAAACTGATAAAGACATTAAAAGACATATTTATGACAAAGTACGAGAATATAATAAAACAGAAAGCAAATAACAAATCAATAGATTTAGATGCTATTGCTAGAAAGTATAAAATGAGTGTGACAGATGTTAAAAACATTAAACAGATGATACATGATGCAGAACTAGAAACATCATTAGTTAAAGCAGTGGGTATGAACTCACCCGAAATGAAAGCAGCTAAAGAAGAAATTAATGATCTTAAAAACAAAATAGCTTCTTTAGAAGAATGTTTAAACTCTCGTGATTACACAAGACAACATGATTACAAATTTCTAATTGATGAAAATCATCGATTAGAACAACAATATTTGGAAATCATGGCAGACAATAAAAAATTAGCTCAACAAATTGAAGACCAAGTTGATCGTTTAAGAAAGTCGGGAATGTGAAAGAAATAGAGATTAAATACAAAGAATCTCGTAGACGCGCACGACTGAACTGGGCTAACAGCGAACACGGAAAAGAGCTATCAAGAAATTATATGAAAGGTTACCGAACATTACCTTATGTTAAGGCCAAAGCACATGAGTATTATGTCAAAAACAAAGCACACTGGGGAGAAATTACCAAAGCCAAACAACGTAAAGAAAAAAACTGGGGTGGTATACGACAAGAAAATGAAGACATTAAAAGACTTCATGAAGAATGGGCTCGAGAAAATGGTTATCGAGACAATGATTTACTACATGCAACAAACTCAGAAAGAATAATTAAAGATGCCAAAGAATAAAGACAAAGAACTCCAAGATATCTACAATAAAATATTTGAACAAGCCGTTCAACATATGAAGAAACACGAACCGCAAATGGTAGCCGGTACATTGATGGCCATTGCTATACGATTGTATAAAACTAGTTTAAGCGAAGATGGTTTTTCTGAAATGTTACAAACCATATTAGAATCAGAAAAAGATGTTAAATCTTATTTTGATGATGAAGGAGAAACTATACACTAATGACTCGATCTCGATGGATTAATTCAATTTCAATGACTGTTCGTAGAGCAGTTCCTGAAACTAAGCTGTTTACCGCGGTTTTAGCACAAGCGGTGCATGATGCTTTTTCGAGTCATGTGGACAAGTTAAGTAAACAAGCGGCTAGGAACTTTTTAATTAGTAACAATGAAAATCTACAAACGATATGTGAAATGGCAGGACGCAACTCTCAGTATGTATCCGAAAAAATACGTAAGAAAATACTTAGAGAAAATGGTTGGAATGTTGATATTGCTGTAGACGGCCGTAGAAAATCATATCGAGGCACACATAAAGGTAGAAAAAGAGGTCCTAAGTTTAAAAATAAACACTTGACATTAACATAATATAGGATTATACAGTATAATTATGAAAGATAAAATAAGTTGGCAAGATAAAAGAGTAGCAGCGATTAATCGTTGCAGTAAAAAAAGAGGAATACCTTGTAGTGATACAAGTCCTTACTTTTATGAGTACAATGCTATTTTGAATTCTAAAGCTAACAACAAAAAAGAATATAAACTAGAAAGGAGAAAATATGGCAACACTAACTACAGTAGTTAGAATCAGAGAAAATGGTGGCAACAATGTATACGCATATATGGAAGCTGTTGTTTCTGATGCAAACAAAGCAAGCGAAGTAGCTCAAAAACTACAAGAAGCTAATGATCTTCAAAATGGAGATTATAAATACGTTGTAATGAGAGGTTCTTATTAACATGAGCTGTCTTATAAACGAAGAAATAATGGAAAGACTTTATGAGAATTTTTTAGAAATTCTCAGTAAAGATAATAAATTGCCTTTAGAGCAACGAGAGAAAGAAGCAGCTCTATTGGCTCGAGAGGAATTTGACAAACAATAGAAAGGAGGAAAACATGCAAGCTGAAACACATAGAATAAAATATTATTCTAAGTCTGATGGTAAAAGAGTATCAAGACCCTATAATCCTAACTCAGACATGCAATATGAATTTGTTGCAAAAAGTACCGGTAACTTATGTAAACGTTATTGGGATGCAGAAAAAGGTGACTGGAGAACAGCGATTATGGAAAAAATCGTATCCATTAAACCTATAAAACGTAGAACTAAAAAGAAAGGTAAATAGTGGCTAGAACACAACGATCCATAGATGGAAAGAAAAAGGAATGGATAGAGTATTATAAGAATAAAAATTTTTCTTATAGCAAAATAAAAGATGCTTTACATAAAAATCATAATATTAAAACAAGTAAAAGTAATATTTCTTTTCATTGTGGCGAGGATCAAAAATTAAAGTCCTTTGAAAGACATAGAAAACAAACCGAAGGAATTCAAAGAAAAGTTCATAGTTTTATTTACCCTAAACGCAAGAAAACCGCTGAAGTAAAACCAGCGACAAGAACCGACATACGAAAAAAAATGAGAGGTTTTGTTTATGCAAAAAAAGGTAAACGTGCTTTTAGAGACACGCATCTTGAAGTTAAGCCTCCTGTTAACAGAATATGGGCTACCTTGGGTATGATTTGGCCAGGAATTACAGTTAAAAATAGACATTTTCAGGCGGTTAATCAATGGACTAAACAACTTGATTTTGAGAATGGAAAACCCATTATGTTTCCTTTTGTCCGTTGCAGATTAAGTGGAGAAATTATTGATGCAGAACTTTCCAATAGTTCAGTTGATCACATTGATGGAAATCGCAACAATAATCGATTAGATAATTTTTCTTTTGTTGATGATAAATATAATCGAATGAAGTCTAATTTTAATCACGAACTTTTATATAAAATGAGTGAAAAATTTATTAAAATTTACAGAAAATATCATGAAACTACAAACAATTATTTTAAATAACGTTATCAAATTAATGAAAGCTAAAGAATTGCGTAATTGCGATTTAGCTAGATTATTAAATTGGGATCAGACGTATATTTGTAAAATACTAAGCGGTAAAAGAAAAATATCTTTATATAATTTAGAAAAATTTTCAGAAGTCTTTGATATTAAGGCCGCAGCACTTATTAACTCTAATTTAGAAGCTAAAACTGTAAAAACAACAACTATTCAAACAGAAATATGAAATTCAATAGCCTTATAGAAAGCATCATTGACGTTGGCTCCGGTTTTTTGCTGGCCGTTGCCATACAGGTGTTTATTTTTCCTTTTTTTGATCTTTACCCTTCCATTTTAGATAGTATTAATATTGCTTTAATTTTTACGGTGATCTCGATGCTGCGATCTTGGGTGTGGAGAAGTTACTTTAGGAGACGATATGAAACTCATTAATTTGCTATTATTG